AACGCATCGCTCGCGAGAGGGACTCCATCGAGTCACAATACCCGTCGGTCCATAAAGATGCTCAGACACTAGCGCAGGTACAACAGCTCCGCCGAGAGCTCGACAACACCAACTCCGAACGGGCAGCCGCATTGAAATACGTCGCACGCCGGGTCGATGACATCACGGAGTTTCTCACCGCAGCCGGCTTCGCCCACATATCACCGAACGGAACGGTCAGCGTCGTAATTCCAGGAATCATTGCCAGTCAAATACAAGAAGTTAACTCTCTCGCGACTTCACTAGTACTGTCCTCGACTGAGGCATTCAGACATCTCGGTCCATGCGAGATTGCCGGGCTCTTGGCATGCCTGGTACCTCTAAGCCTTCCCGAAGACAGAAAAACCCTGCAGCCTAACACGGCAAGCGACGTCCTCAACTCCGCGACTTGCGAGCTGCAGACTACGCTAGACAAACTCCAGTCCCTCGAGGCCCGTCTCGAGATCGACAGTGGGGAGGACTACACCATGCAGTTGGACATTCAACAATACGTGATGGATTGGTACCGCGCAGACGACGAAAGCGGGTGCCGGGCCGTACTCGAAGCCGTCAACTCACGAGGCATTTCTACCGGTGACTTCGTCAAAGCCGTACTTAAAATATGCAATGCGGTGCGGGAACTCGCGGATGCTTCCGAAATGCTTAGCTACCAACTTCTCTCCGAGAAGCTGGCCGAGATCCCAGGCAACCTTCTCAAATACGTAGTCACTAATCAGTCTTTGTATCTGTAGATACAATTTCGTTATTATATACACAATATTCTCTCTACTATGTATATAATGCCCAACTACATTAGCAACTTCAAGGCAACAGACTATAGAAAACGCATCGGAGAAGCCGATCGTGTTGCCGCCAAACATCCGGATAGGTGTTCCGTTATCGTGGGTCGCGCCGAAGGTAGCGACGTTCCCGACGTTGACAAGCACAAGTACCTTGTGCCACGAGATCTGACCGTCGGGCAGTTCGTCCACGTAATCCGCAAGCGTCTCGATCTCCCACCAGAAAAGGCTTTATTCCTGTTCTGTAACAAGATCCTCCCGGTAGCGTCTTGGACCATGGGGGAACTATACGACAGGCATAAGGACCACGATAACTTCCTCTACATCTCCTATGCGAGCGAGAACACCTTCGGGAATTATCTCGCACTATGTTAGATGTGGGTGTTGATCCTCTCCATCATCGAGGCTGCTTATCTATCGTACACCTTCCACTTCCTAGAAACCTCGGTGGACTTCAATATCATGGACAGCCCATCCAACATTCTGTTTAAACACGCCACTGGCAACGCCAAGGCCAGGCGCGTCTGCCCGTTCGGGCAATACGCGATAGTTGTCTTGATGGCGATATTGCTCCTGCGCTGCGCGTGCGACGTACCTCCTTATTGCGTCCTTGCCGCCATAGGGGTAGCCCTCCTGATTAGCTTGGTTAACCTCAATGCATTCGCGTACCTGGTACCAGTGGCTATAGTAGAGGGGTGTCTCTACTATTCACGGCCAACCGAATCTTCCTACTAAGGGTGCGCTCATCCTTGAATGCGTGTATGCTGAAGTCGTGTCGAGAATACGGCTCCAACGGCTCTTCGCCTGAGCGCACCCTTAGTCTGTACAAGACAGAGAGATCCTCCAGATACACTGTGTACCTGGTATCCCCTGTCTCAACCTCGGCCAACGCATCAACCACGACTCCGCTATGTACGCGTTCCAGTACCCCCGGGTCGTTCGTACATACCGCTAGCATGTTACAATCAGAGTGCACGAGGGAAATCTTCTTGACCGTCTCGTTGAGTTCGCTCAGACCCGAATCTAGCATCGTCACATACCGCTGGGCCATGCCTCCGTACGACATTATCCCCAACCAGGACTGTAGAACAACCATGTTGGCCAAATCCACCGCTCTCCGGATCGGAGATGTGATGTGGGCGTAATGGTCGAGACCGTTACCAACGAGACCGTGCCCTCTGTCGAGGGGACCTCCGCTTCGGACATACTTGGCCGCGCCTCCGTGATATCCCTCAATCACACGCCCTACCGCCCCCCGATCACCACTGAGGTGCCCTTCATGTGTTCTGGATATTCCGGACTTTGCCCCATGCAAAACCCTCGCCACCGCGTGGTTCATATAGACCATATAGAAGGCTACCACGCCATGGCTGTCGAGATCCCCGGCCACATAGGGGAAGGACTGTTGGAGCGTATCCGTCGCACCCTTAAGCCCTATATACATGGGATCCGTATGTAGCGCACGGTCCTCGTACCGATAGTTCCGATCAACGCGAATAGTACAGAGAACGAAGTCCAGGGATACCGAGCCATTCTCTCTCAATGTTATATCCATCGCCAGAACTGGACGCTTGCGTCCCTCTACCAAACTGCACAGGTTCGTCGAGAGAAACTCGATGAGCATCGGCACAACGCGGTGCGGAAGGTATACGGTTGCTGGCAAACCTTTGACGGAATCCCAAATAGCTAGATGCTCCAGCCACGCAGGCACATTCGAAATATACACACTGACCTGTTGCCCCTCAGGCACGCGGCGCCAACCGATGGCGTCGTCAAAGTCGCGGCACCCGTCCGGATCTATCGTGAGTGTCGGAAGGTCATGCCTGTCTTCAAATGCCCACTTGGAAGACATATCGTCAACTACGGTATCCACGGGTTTTGCAGACAGAGCCTCGAGAATCCTCTGCTTCTCGGTTTTCTTAGGTTTCGGAACAACGAGCCCCCTCCGATACAGTTGGTACTCATAGAAAGCCTCGTTATCGTCCACACGGCCGATACTGCTCCGCACGATGCAAACCGGGTGTTTCGCGTCCCAGCTTCCGTACTCCACCACGACGTACCTGTCCACTGGCTTCTTCGAGAAGCCGACATTTTTGTGAACGTGCGGCGCCAAGAAAACTGGCAGGGTCACGTCATCCGGGACGCACTTATACATTAACCTCCCCTTCCCGTCTCTTCCATAAGTCGCCCCTGAGAGCACGAGCACTCCAGGTATCGGCTTTCCTGCGCGAATAGGCGAAGCGACGAGCTCGAAACTGGAGTCCATCACATCGCCCGAAAACCACTTCTTCGAACTCGGCTCTAGTGCCGCCACGACCCTTTCTTCCCCAGACTTTATCTCGACAAGCACCCACTGAGAGTACGCCCTATCTAGGCTTTGGAACCGGTACATACTGCGTATACAACCCAACGTCTGCTTAACCACTTTCCATAAAGCCTCTGGGGGGGCGCATATCAATCACCAGATGCACTCGCTCGGCGTCACTATTGTTGGCAACTCCATGAAGAGTGTTGACATTGGTGTACCATAGGCGCCCTGCGCTGAGATGTCTCTCGTGCAGTACGCTCGCATCCCAGATATGGAAACCCGGAGCTGGTGAGGCAAGAGGGAATCCCAACTGGAACATTACCGCCGGGTTGGTCTTGATTGGAATATGGCATCGAATTATTTCCCCGCGGTGTTCGAACACGTCTTTGTCCGTATGGAACTTCACGCGAGCCCGGGGAGCCAGTCTTAGGAGGCGAACAAGATAAACATCCGTCGGCATGTCATCCAGAATCTGCTTAATGTATGGACAGAAGCGGATCGCCTCGGTGTAGTGATATTGGTTCCCTTCACCGATACCCAATTCGGTCTTCTTGAGGAAGTCCTGGTCCCCGCCCGATATGCTTTTCAAGGTCACGCTCTCCCAATCCCCACCCTTGTCTTTCCTTGTCCACTCCACCGACCTCTGAAGTGAGTCCAGGTCTCCCATCAACCTGTCCAGATCATAGCCCTCCCTCCCAATATCGAAGTAGTTAAGCTCGTATGGGACATGAGGAGCTAGAGTGCGATCCTCCCAATATGGGTTGCCGGGCCTAGGTCGCTTCTTGGCTCTCCAACCATCCATATTCTACGCCTATATTATCCCGCGAAGATGGAGTATCGACAGAACTAGGACATAAGCGAAATATGCACCGAAAACCGTGAAGTCGTACCGCGCTTGAGCGTCGATCGTCTGTCCAAACAACCGAATGTAAGGGTCGACTACATTGAGATCACCTACCCCTAACTTATGCTCGGCCTCGCTTAGAAAACATCCGCCCAGTGCCAAGTACAGACCCAGAGCGACCGTCATGGTAAACAGCGACAGCAATGCGCCAAATCTGGGAAGCACGGCGGCATTGGTAACTAGGGCCCAAGGCGCGTTGAAGTGCCAAACTTTCAGCAGAAACCCACCTATGTCATCTCCCAGGTTCGTGCGGCGAATCAGTGCAACGACCATATTCGCCAACCTCTGGCGACACATGCGGCGGATTTCTGAAAACGACATGCAATTAGCGTAGAATCATTTACGAAGGGATTAACGTTAATTGCGGACATTATTCTTGTGCTTATCTATAAGCAATGGTGGCCTCTCCTCGCAAAAAGAGGACGAAACCTAAAACCAAAAGCATATCCAGAAAACCTGAGAAAACCTGCAAGTGGAGAAGAGCCCGGGACAGCATTCTAGGCAACTGGCCATTCTGGACGGCATGCTTGGTATCTCTCTCGACGGTCGCTTACACCCAGTCCGTTCCGTACCTGGACGTGGCAGTGACCTTCATTGCATCTATGTACCTCGGCTACGATCTACACCGCAAGACTCACGAGCGTAATATCACGGCTCTATACGACAGTTGGGACAATGCGGTGCTCGATTACGTAAAGGCGCATATGCCTACCCTTGAATCCGGCCTAAGATGGTTCGTGTACCATTGCGACTTCCACGACAAGATCCACCATGACTCCGACGTCAACAAACGGCCGTACAATGTACTCGTGGAGGTCTACCAGAACCTGTTGTCGGAAGGTCTCATAGCGGCTGCCCTGTGCTACTGGCTGCGCCCAAGCATCAAGATTGGCGGGAGGACAATCACTCCACACATACCGACAATGGTATTCTGGGCCCTCCTCTACACTTCGGCGCACAACATAAACTATGAGATTCTGCGCCCTCAAGAGCACATAAACCACCACCTATTCCCTCATACCAACTTCGGAATCGACCTCATGGACATCCTGTTCGATACTAAATACGAATCAGAAGGGTTCGAGATCATGCACCATGCCGTGCCCAACATAATCGTTATCACTGCTCTGATCCTTTGGGTTCCGAAGCTGTGGGCTTAGATACTGGAGCGGGGCTCCCGGGGTCCATCACGGACGCCGTGTGGCGCTTAACATTCTGCGTCTGAAGAAAGCGCATGAACAGTTTCGGAAGTATGGCGACAGTGTTCATGTACGTCTTGTACTTGAAACTGCAAAGAGTCGAACCCCCCGTGTGCCTAATGCTATACCACCAATAGGCCGGAAGATGGAGGATCTGTCCCTTCTTCAGTGTGATCTCCAAACACTTTATCTTATCGAAATCATTCCGGTAATTCGTCTGCACCGCCCAGGGATCCACCGGCGACCGGAATTCGAAATTCTCGTAATCCTTGATCTCGTGAAGGTGTTTGGTACTGCGCGGGGGAGCCAACTTGAACGACACTTCGCCCTCCGTTACAAGATAATAGTTCCTATAATTGAGGTCGTATCGAAAAGGCGTACGCGCTCCATCACTCCCCATAGCCAACTCGTAGGTACATGAAGACACCATTGGGGGGCGAATAAACTCGTCGGCCACGCGATACTCCTTCGTGAGACCCGTCTCATCCAGGAAATCTGCGCTTGACTCTAGCACGTACCGCGAGTTCTGATCATCTTCCATCACCTGCACTGCGTTCGCGAACGGCATAGGTACGTATAATTCCTCCTCCGCCCCGGCCGGAAGCTGGAGGTCCCGCACTTTGACGTCGAATGCGCCGTACGAATCGTTGATCGAGCCACGTCGGCAAACGCTCACTAGGTTAATAGAGTCAAAATCGAACCGCACTGGTTGGCGAAGATCACAGACTTCCTCTAGCTTCTCCTTCGAGGGCTGCTCTACTTCGAACACCTCCAAGTCATCACTGGTCTTCAAGTGGTAATTCACGTGTAAGTATATGAATAAGACCATACAGAATACTAGGACCCCTACCAGGATTTGCATCTTATTATCCACACGCAAATAATAAGTAGCTAAACTGACTCACTCACCCTCTTCGATGGTGTGCAGAGCAACATTGCCTTCAGAGGCTTTGCTCAGGGCCTCCTTAACTATGTCCGCGTCGGACTTGCTGGGAAACGTCGGATCGCTCTGGTCATTCTGAGGTTTCTTCCGGCTTCGGGCGAGTTGTTCCTTGAGCTGCCTGACCTCCGCCTCCGTACCGGACAGCCGGGCCTGGGTGTCGGCGTGGTCTCTGGCGACCTGCTCGAGTTTGCCCTCAAGTCGCTTCTTCCCCTCCGCCTCCTCGGCGAGACGCTGGTGCAACTCATTAGTTATGGACATCATGAGTCGCTGTGCTTGACCATCTTGCGAACCCTCCTCGACGGCGCCGGTGTCATCCTCTTCCTCCTCTTCCTGCGTCTCAGCAACCGCGCTATTCGTGACCTGCGTATCCAGCTGTGCGGCGCGAAGTAGTTCCTCCACTGCTTCCTGCAGCTGGGGTATGGCCAGAGCAACTTCGGTGCGGTGTTCCACGAACGCCTCGCCTAGCGCCTGGATGTGCGCTAGAAGTCCGTTAAGTTTGTGCTCGTGTATTTGGAGCTGTTGCATAGGGTGAACCGGGAGAGCGGGGCTCTCCTGCAGTGGCGGCTCCTCCACCACTCCGGGTCCAAATGTCGAGGCCTGAACACCTCGTCGTCGCTTCGCCGCGGATAGTCCTGCTGCTCCACTCATTATAGTGAAATGCTTGATATTTTTTCTAAACTACTGGCGCATATCCATCTTGATAGACGGATGGCTCTCGTAGCCATCCACTATGAAATCGTCAACCTCGTAGAGTTCCAGGGCGTCTCTACGGCCACGGAACCGCAACGTTGGGAAAGGGTACGGTTCGCGCTCGGCCTGCTCAGCGAGGGGTTCGAGATGGTCGTCGTAGATATGGCAGTTCCCTAAATGATGAATGAACTCCCCCGCCTCGAGGCCGACGTGATGAGCCACGAGATGAGTAAGCATACTGTAGGAGGCTATGTTGAACGGAACTCCCAGTGCAACATCAGCACTCCGCTGGTACAGGCTACAGTGCAGTTTGTTTCCCAGGACATTGAATTGCATAAGCACATGGCACGGCGGCAGGGCCATGCTATCAATCTGACACGGATTCCACGCCGATACAACCAGTCGGCGTGAACTCCTCTGTGACGGGTCCTCTAGTGCCTTCACGACGGCCCCCAGTTGATCTACCCCTTTGCCGGTGTAGTCCGCCTCGCACGTCGTGTACTCAGCGTTGAAGTAGCGCCATTGGTGCCCATAGACGGGCCCGAGATCCCCTTCCCTGTTACCGACCAACCCGCGAGAGTCCAGGAACTCCCGTGATGCATTCCCGTCCCAGATGCCGACGTTCTGATCTTTCAGTACGTTGTTATCCGTCTGGCCGCGGATGAACCAGAGAAGCTCCCGAAGGCAGGTCTTCCACGCCACCCTCTTTGTCGTGAGAAGCGGCAGCGTGCCATTCGCCAAGTCGAAGTGCATCGACGATCCCACTATAGTTTTAGCGTTGCCATTGCGCCCAGACACCATCTCACCGTGCGCAGCCACGTCATTCACGAGATGCAAGTACTGGTACTCATCATGGAGTGGATGCACGTTCGAAAAGCGAATAAAACTGCTGTGTCTAGACTTCAGAGCCCGCAGAGTTTGGCGCAGCATTGTAGAACTCTACCGATCTTATTTTTATCTTCTTTCTATAGATCATATGGATAAAGTGTCTGAGGCGGCGAAAGACGTCGGGCAACAGTCTACCGGATTTATCCAGTACATTTTGAACTTCGACGATGATACCAAATGTGAGCTCATGAACATGGGGCAGTACTCTATGCTGGCCCTCATCCCTATCATGATAATGCTCAAAGGTATTAAACATTTCATACCCGAGGAGGACGAATCAAAAGGGAGTTTAGAGATTCTGGCCGAGAGCATTGGACAAATCATGCTCATCCTAGTAGGTCTCTGGTTTACAAACCGCTTGGTAAGGTACGTGCCGACGTACAGTGGTTGCGAGTACGGTAAATTCAATCCTGTCAACTTCTTGGTCCCCTTCCTTCTCATCCTCACGACCATGCAGACCAAGCTTGGAGCCAAGCTCAACATTCTGGCAGAGAGAATCACTGAGATGATGGTCGGGAAAGACGAGGAACCGGCCAAGGGCGCTAAGAAGCAACACGGGGGAAAGGTCAAGGTCACCCAACCTTTAGCCGGCCAACACCAACCTAGCCAAGCAGACTTCATGGACCACTCGCAGCTGTTGCCATCGAACCCCCAGCTCACTGCGATGCCTCAGGTACCGGCCCAGCACCAGCCGGGGAAGAACTTTGACCAGATGTACCAGCAGAATGCCGGAGTGACCGTCGACCCACAGATGATCGAACCAATGGCGGCCAACGAGGCAATCGGAGGTGGCATGTTCGGTGGGAGCGCCTGGTAA